ATGCTCCGAGTTGATAAGCCTCGTAACCCTCCGCTGGGCCACCCTCCTCCTCGCTGAAGATGTCGTGCAGCCAGGAGTATGCCAGCGCACCACCCTTTAGGTTACCGGCGACAGCACCATGCATGAATCCACGAGTCATCGACATCCCAGCCTGCCCGAGACGGTCAGCAATGCCCGGCTGCTCGTAGCCGTACTCCTTGTACAACGCCTCGCTCTCGACGGTCTCAGCAGCCCACTTCCCTATCCGCTCCATCCGGGTGGCCTTGCCCTTCGAGCCAACCAGAGCCTCGTCAAGTTCTTTAGACCGACCCTGCCAGTACTCCCGTTTCCGTACCTCCAACTCCTGACGATTCTTGCTTATCCTTCTATCGTATTCCTCGGTCCCTTCATCGAGCGGACGGTCAGGGGCGGACCCGAGCCAACCCGCCGCCTGACGAACCGGCCCTTCCTCAGAAAAGATAGCCTCGCCTATCTTGCCCGCCAGCGTCTTCTTGGGACGGCCCCTTAGCTTCTCAAGAGCCTCCCGGTTGACCTCACCCGATGCTCCGTATCTCGACTGGAACTCCTCGCCCTTACGGATCGCTTCATCAAGAGCATCCGGGTCGATTGCTTTCGAGTTGAATAAGTCAAAGGCGGATGGCTTATCAGGCATTTCACATTCCCGGCCTAAGAGACCCACCCATTCTAAAATCCATACCCGGCTTCTCGAACACACCGGATGCGGCTAGAACCCTGTATGCGTCAGCGATCTCATGGAGTTCTTTCGGGATGGCCTGCCCTTTAGGATCCCGTGCGAATGCCATGAACTTCTCGATGACGTTGTCGGGATCTTTATCCATGTAACCCAGCCAGATGGCAGCAGCCGATCCCGTCCTCAACAGTACTTCCCGCTCCTTGTCCTTCTCTGGTATGCCACGGGTGGGAGGTTCCCACATGTTATTGATGTAAGCCTTCCACAACGCATTGATGCGGTCCAGGCTATCTCTGCCTTGGGCAGACTTGATCCCCTGCTTCTCATCGCGAATCTGATTGTTGTACTTGCCAATCATGTCAGTCCGGGTAAGGGCTTCGAGATCCCTGAAGGTCTCCATCAACTTGGGACTCGGTACGATCCACTCTCGAATCGGGGGTCCACCCTCGGCGCGCCTTCCGCTTGACTGCATCTTCACCCAACCAACAGGAGTTTCTTGCCCAGACTCCCATTCAGGGGACAGCGTGTCGATTGCCTCCTTCATACCCTGGGCGAAGATGATCTCTTTGGACTGCTTCTCTTCTTCCAATGCCTTCCACTGATCATATTGCTCCTGTGCCTGAGCCGCCTGATTCCTAGACGCCATAATCTCCGGTTTACTCATCTGCCGGAGTTCACCGTTCTCGAAGACGTAAGTGTCAGGATCGGGCAAGCCCTTCTGCTGCGCACTCAGCATGCCTTCTATCTCGGCACGGGTGTTACCCATGATCGGCTTCTTCTCGACACGACCTCCACCCCTGTCGATCTCAACGAAACCGATGCGGGACGCCTCGAGCGACTGTTCAGCCAGCGACGGCGGCACACCGCTCGGATCTTTCATCGATTGCAAGCCTGCTTCTGTCTTGCGCTTTGTGCTTTCCTCTTTCTGCGAAGGGGTTTCGGGAGCCTTGTGCGGACGACCGCCGGTCATCCCCATCCCGATCCAGTCTTGCTCTGGGAGATCCTCTTCCCTGTCCACCCCTCGCTTTGTCATGAATTGATCGATAGTCCCACCTTCCTTTTGGTAAGCATAAATTGTCTCGTTGGTCTCTCCTCCGAATCCCTCGAGTTCGTTCCACTCATCAAGCCTAAGCTTCACATCCCGTTTCAAATCCTCGGCGTCGGATTGGCTCGTGTCTCCGTGTATCCCCGGATGAAGTCTGTCTTCATAGAATCTAATCCTCTTCAGGATGGATCTCGCTCGCTGCTCACGCGCCCTCTTCTGTGGGGCGTCTAGATCGAGAAGTCCGATTCCGGGGCTGCTGGGAGGTTGAGTAAACTCCGCATAATCGTCGTACAACTTATCCAGTGTCTCCCTGTCGCCCTTTTTTACGTCGAACATCTCAGTCTTGATGTTCCCGGTTTTCGGGTCTCTGGTTCTTTGCCTGACCATATCGGAATTAGGCATCTGTTCCCACGTTACGTTCTCATCCTCATGCTCGTACTTCGTCTGAGGACGACCGGCAGGATTCGCATTTTTCGACGCTTGTTTGTCCAGAGAAACGCGCATCCTGCGTTGGGTCTCCGGCTTGTACGCACCATTATCTATGTTAGAGGATACTCTCGCATGTGCCGGATTGGGCTGTGATCCGGCCACCGCGTCTGCATACCGGCCCGACGCCTGACTCCTCTGGAAAGAAGGATTCGACACAAGACTGTGGCCGGTGTCCTGTCGCTTGCGGAACATCCAATCGTTGACGGCGGTGCGGGAATCCTCCGGGTTCATACTCGCGATACTGTCATTCCACTCTTGCAGCAAGTTGGGATCTTCTGCCCAAGTCGCCCCGTATCGGGAATGCATCCTGTCTGCATGCATGTCACGCAGCAGGGGCAAGTTGGAATCCTTCCACTTGAGACCCTGCATCGCCTTCGCGGCAGACGCCTGACCCTTGGCAGCAATCTGCTGCTTCAGCATGTTCTCGCGGGATTGCATCTGAGCCATCGGAAGGCCCATCTGGGTGAAGCCACCCATGAAGGCGTTCGCGATGCTCTGCGATTTCTGCTGGTTGAATCCCTGCAACCAGCGGTTGTATTCCGACTTACCGGCAGACTGGGCCATCTGGCCCAGAAGCATGGCACTCGGCTGGTAGTTGATCTGAAGTGTCATCGGTCACCCTACTGTTATGTCGGACTCAGCCAGCCGGTCAGTGCCTTCATGCCCCAGGCCAAAGCACCGCCGCCAAGCATCGCACCAATGTACGAGCCTGTACCAGCACCCTCGGCCTGCTGCTGACCAGAACCACTTGATACCTGCCCGTAGATTATCTGGGCCAATGCCATCGGGTCCGGAGGAGTTCTTTGAACACCAAGGAATGCCTGCTGCATGATGTTGTTGCCCATCTGCAATGAGCCAAGCCTACGGGCCAACTGCTTATCGTAAAAGTCACTCATCATACGGCTCTTCGCCTGTTCCGTCGCCTGTGCCGCTGAAGAGTAGGCGGTGGAGGTGTCGTAGCCACGGTTGCGGAAATTACTCCACACCTGTTCGCCCATCTGCTTGGAACGGTCCAAGACATCGGCATACTCGCTCATCCCCATCGCACCCGTCAGCAGGCCCATCAACTCCGTGGTGGTTTTGGCGTGGCTCAACGAACTCGCGGCCATCGTCTCGTTGATTCGCGTGGCGTAGTTGGTCGTTGCCTGGGTGTGCTCGAGCATCGCCATCGTCATCCAGCCGGGGAACCGCCGGTCGCTTTCCTCCTTGCTCAACCCTGATATGAACGCCCTGACCTCCTCGTCAGTCTTGTTCGACCACACGGCGTCGTCGCCAGCGGTTCGGTCTACACCCTCGGCATCAAATTGTGCATACGGACCCTCGGTCGCACCGGCAACGGCGAAATTGTTGGCATTGCGGGTATCCTCCATGCCAATCTCGAACACACGCTGCATTAGGTCCGGAGGCATCTCCCCTGACGGGAACGCCGCTTCCGCACCGAGAAATTGGGTCTGGTAGGGGACCGCTGCCCCACCGACACCCGGCAACAACCCGGATATGGTTGAACTAGCGATAGCCGGAATCGCTCCGGGCGAGTACGAGGTCAACGGGGCGAATTGTCCGGGGAACAGATCCGGTGACTCGATCTGAAGACCAGTGGAGTAGGTTCCTCCACCGATTGCAGTACCAAGCGTGGGGGCATCCGACAATTGCATCGAACTCTGCCCAACCGGTATGTACGAAAGTTGACCGCCTATGTTCGCATACCCTTGATCATCACCGCCACCGCCACCAGGGGGGTTGCCAATACCCGTTTGCTGGTACAACCAGTCGCTAAATTGGCTCATGCCTGCCTCCTTACGGTGAGTCTTCTATCTCTACCGTGATTGAATCCATTGCCGCATCTGCCGCTGTAGTTGCCGCGACCATCGCCGCTGCCTGTGCATCCTTCAGGCTGTACGCTCGCATGATCTCACCGACGTAATCGAATATCTTCTCGATGGTGAAGTCTTCCAGAGACTGTGGGTTGGGGATCTCCAGGCCCGTGTTGTGGTCCTCGATGATCTCCTCGTACCCATACGTTGCCCCGAATGCGATAGGGGCCAGGGTGTCCATGTCGTCGGGATAGGTGATCGTCGCTACCTTGCCCCATGCGTTGAGAGTAACTACGCCCATTTCTACGGAAATCCTCCGCCGCCGCCGCCAGACTCTTCATAAAGTTGAAGCCAATATTCAGTCCCATTGACCTTTATCTTCAGCATCTTATATGCGCCTATATAGCCTGACCCACTGCTATCATCATCCTCTGCTATCTTGAACTCCACGACTTTGGCTGAGTCGAGTTCCAGAACGGCAGCACCGGATGCTATCAACTGCATGGAGTCGCCGCTGTTCTTGTACTTCAATCCGCCCTTGGTTGCACTGGCCGTGTCACCGAGATACAAGTTTGCGTTGGCCGCTGTCTGCGCAATTAGCTGTATGGACGCTTGGTTGTTGGTTCCCGCGCCGCTTCCCGTGGTGAACTTGAACGTGGAGTTGCCGTCCCTCGTGCTGGAATCGACTTGGAATGGTGTTGCCAACGACGCACTGACTGTCATCCCCTGGCCGTTGGTGGTCAGTAAGGCGGTGGGTTCGTCGATGGTCTTGTCGTCACCATCGCAGGCCATGATGACCCCGGCGGTGGTGAAGGTACTGCCAGCCTCGACATCACCGCTGCCACCGCCTCCACCCGCTGATGCCCACGCAACGTCCGTCCCGTCTGATGTCAGAACATAGGTATTGGATCCAACGCCCAGAGCCGCAGGATCTCCACTCGCATCCCCATAGATGATGCTGCCCCTGGTCAGCCCAGCCATCTTTGCCAACGTAACCCCGTTGTCCTTGACCCTGATGGTCCCGCTGCCATCCGATGCGCTAAGTTCGATGGTGGAATCGTCCACCGTTGCTTCGATCTCGTCAGCATTGGCGGTGATGCCGTCGCCACCAATGACATTCAGTGTGGCAGCACCAGAGGTCGCACCACCCGTCATGCCAGCACCGGCAACCACGCTGGTTATGTCCCCGCTGCCTCCACCGGCTGATGCCCACGAGATATCAGTCCCGTCAGATGTCAGGACATAGGTATTGGAGCCAACGCCCAGGGCCGCAGGGTCTCCACTCGCATCTCCGTAGATGATGCTGCCCCTGGTCAGTCCAGCCATCTTTGCCAGCGTGACCCCATTGTCCTTGACCCTGATCGCATCAGAGTTCGTTTCGATGGTCGAACCGTCCACGTTGACCGCCATCACCGAAGACGAAGCAGTCAGCCCGTCACCGGCAAACAGGGTTGCCACATCCGCAATCGCCTCTTTCGCATGCGATCCGGTGGCCCCGCCATCGAGGAACAGGATGTAGTCGCCGTTTGCCATCACCGCTTCAGCAGCCTCAGTGAGATCCACGTTGAACGTGGTGGTCGCGAGGTCGAGCAGAGTCCCTGCCGAGTAGGTCGTGTTCGTGTCTGTCGCGGCGACGGTGATCGTGCCGGTTCCGTTCGTGATCGAGACGTTGCTCCCGGCAGTCAATGTGGCCTTGGCAAGGGTGTTCCCGGTGGTGTTTCCGATGAGGAGTTGTCCATTGGTATAGCTAGTCTGTCCGCTACCTCCGTCACCAACCGCAAGAGTGCCTGTGATTGAGGATGCTCCGAGATCGAGGGCGGCTTCGGTAGACTCGATGACAAGCCCACCATTAGCTTTGAGATCTGTGGAGAAGGTGGTCCCTGAGAGGTCGAGTCCGTCTCCTGCGGTGTAGGTGGTGTTGGCGGCTGCGATTGAGATCGTCCCGGTTCCGTTGGTGATCGTGACATTGCTTCCCGCCGTGAGAGTAGTTTTCGTCAGGGTATTTCCGGTGGTGTTTCCGATGAGGAGTTGTCCGTTGGTGTAGCTGGTCTGTCCAGATCCGCCATCTCCAACTCCAAGAGTACCTGTAACGGAGGACGCCCCAAGATCGACAGCAAGTTCTGTAGATTCAATGACGAGTCCGCCGTTGGATTTGAGGTCGGTCGAGAATGTTGTTCCTGAGATGTCAAGTCCGTCTCCCGCTGAATAAGTTGTATTGGTGTCAGTCGCTGCAAACGAGATCGTGTCGGTTCCGGCAGTCGTCGTGATCGTCACGTTCGACCCACCAACCAGCGTCAATGTGTCGTCGTCAGCATCCGCAACCACGTCGCTCTGGCCGGATACCGAGATCGTCTTGAAGGAAGACTCGTTCGCCTCGCCACCACCGCTCTGGTTGATCGTCAGGGTGTCCCCGCTCATCGCCGTGGAAATGTTCGTTCCACCAGCAACCGTCAAGGTGTCCCCCGGTGTCATCGCGGTAGAACCGGAGTCGCTGGTTACGGTGAGGTCCGACACGACAAAGTCCATGTCCCCCGTGCCGTCTTGGTAGGTCACCGCGATCCCAGTCTTGGTTCCACCGCTCGCGACCATTGCTCCCGCGAAATCCTCCACCTCTTCTTGGGTCAGCGAGGCAGACGCCAGGGCCGTACCGCTCGTTATCTGGATGTCGTCACCAGCATCGGTGGTGAAATACAACTGGTTCGGAGTGGCAGTCTTGACCCACACCTGACCGTAGGCTGCTACATCCGCATCGGCTGTGGATTGTTCTTTGAGGGTGACTGCACCTTCCACGGTCAGCAGCGTGGATGGATCATTCATCCCGATGCCCACCTTGCCGGTACTCGTGATCCGCATCTTCTCGGCCAGGGCTACGCCAGTGCCGGTCGCTACCTTGAATACCATGCGGGTTGGCGCACCAACCGCCGCATCACTCACGGAACCGTCCACCTCGTATCCAATACGAGCAGCCGACTGGTATCCCTTGTTCTCCCCGACGTAGGCAACGCCCTCGACGCTCAGGAGTTGGTCCCCGCTTACAACCGCTGTGCGCGCCGACTCCGTTCCACGAGACTTGCGGCCCTGGAAAGAACCACCACCTATTGATGTCTCGATCCGCTCGACAAGGACTCCCGCACCGCCTGTCTCCCTGAGAATGTGGGTGGCCTTTTTTGGGGCGTTGGTCCCCACGCCGATCTCTCGGAACGTGGAGTGCTGACCAGCCAACTTGCTCTGAGACCGGCCACGTCTACGTTTTCCAGCCGTACCCGCCCCGTGCATTTCAAGAGGCTGTCGGTCCTGGCCGAATCCTTTGATTGTTGTCATCAGATGCTCGCTACGAAGATTTCGAGATCACAGGATGCGGTGTCGGCATCAGCCGTAATATCCACCAAGTCGCCAAACGTGTTCGTAGTCAGGCCCGAATTGTCCACAGCATCCATCGTGTCCACCACGCCACCGGCCAGATCGCCGTTGTAGATGAAGGACTGTCCCTTATCTAACTTCACGCTGAACTCATCGTTGTTCTCGTTTCGGAAGATCAATCCAACGTGGTTCGTGTCGTCCAGATTCGTGATGCGGATGTAGACGACCTTGTCTTCAAGGAATTGACCAGCAGCAACCGCCGTCCCAAATGCCAAGATAATCTGCTCGGTGGTCGTGGCAGTCACGATGCGCTTGCTCACCTCATTGACCGAGGCAATCGTCAACGTGTTCGTCCCACCCTGATCCACCCCGTTAAGGCTGATCGTCTCGGTGAGGGTGACCGTCATCGTGGCGGCTGTAACTGTACTGGTCATCAGTAAATCCTCGCAAACTTCCTTGCGGTCAGGGCAATGTCGGCTTCGGCTCTCTCCAGCGTCCACCTCTGGTCAACCGTGTTGTTGCCCAATTTCAGGTACATGGCGTGGGACGTTGCCCTACGCCTCTCGGACACATTCCGGCCCGCTGTGAACGTGGACGTGAAATGTGCGCTGGTCTGAGCATACGCATCCTCGGCATTGTCGCCTGTGAACACCGATGCTGTCACGTCGCTGGAGTTCTTGCCCAACTGGACTCGCAACTCCTTGAGCCTGACCAGACCTAAGTTCTCGGAAACCAGTGGTCCGAAGTAAACGTAACTGTCTATGGCGTTCCCGTCGTCATTCGATGACGAGAGATCCCACTTCCTCACGAACCCGTCCCAGCCACCCATCAGAATAACCCGGTCATCCGGGTCCAGGCCGTCAAAGACGTGGACCTCCTTCGGGTTGTGGATGTACTGGTTACTGCTGGTTGTCTCGAACTTGTCCAGCCACCATGCGTTGGCACGGATGTCGTAGAAGTAATGCGTCGTGGCGGTGTAGGCGTTCAGCGGGGTGACGTAGACGTGAACACCCTGGTCCCTCTCGTTCCACAACAACCGGATGATGTTCTTGTCCAAGTCGATGTCGTTCATCCGCTCCTCGATGGAGCCGACCGTGATCTTCTGGATGCCCTGTCCAACCGCTCCACGGTACACGCCACCCTTGGAACCGAAGAAGTAGAACGAGCCGGTCATGTCCTTGCACCACGGACGACCCCAAGGCATTCCGACGCCATCGACGATGTTGTCGATCCGCCCCTCTTCCATCGGGTCACCAGTCATCGCCCAGATGGACTGGTCACATCCCCATATCAACACGTCGTCGTTCAGGGGGATGATCGCGCGAATCACGTCCGGTGATCGACCGGCAGGAGAGTTGACCCCAGAGGTGGCCTGGGTGACCGTCACCGTCACCGGGTTGTAGTCCCAGTCCGTGCCGTCCCCACTCTTGCTCATGTAGTACTCGTGAGGGTCACCGATCACCCCGGCCATCACGATCCGGTCACCCCAATTCTCGATCAACGTCGGCTTGCGACCCTTGTTGTCCTGCGGCAACGTGCCTGCCGAAGTTGTCCACGCCTTCAACTCACCGTCAGCAGCATCGTAGTACTTCTCATTCGCGCCATCGGCAAAGTACAGCCGTGAACCCAACTGGGCAGAGAAGATCACATCCCGGCCAGGATCAAGAGACGGGTTGCCCGTGGTCCCGCCGCCACTCGCCAAGTCGTACCACTGGATGGAGTCGAACTCCCTGACCACGCCACCGGCAACTGCGACTTGCTTCGTCTGACGAACAGCAAGACTGTTCTGTGGATTGAATGCGTAGAAGGCTGCACAGGCTGCACCCGTCTGTAAGTTGTCACCCTGCAATGCTGGGCTGATAGTCCAGTCGTAGGCGGGAGTCACCGCCTCCGTCATCCTTATGCAGCAATCGGTCGCGCTATTCTTGAACAGCCGAAATCCACCCTTCTCGTCCTGGTAGATGGAGTTCCAGTTGGTTTGTGCGGGAGATCCCGCATCCTGGGTATTGATCTCAGCCGCTGTGGTGGCATTGATCGTGGCGAACGAGTCCCCGCTACCGTAGACGTTACCTCCCACCGCACCGATACGGCGACCGATAAAGTCATAGCAAATGGCACGGATCGTTCCGGCATTCTCCCTGTCGGAATCATTGAACGCAGATACGGCATCACCGCTTGAATCTGTCTTGGACAAAGCGTAACTGTAAGAACTCGTGCCCTTCTTGGAACGGGTCAGGGTGAAGATGTTCCCCAACTCGTCCATTGCAATGTCCAACTCACTCTGGCTGTCATAAGTTTCAACAGCATAACTACCAGACAGGACGTAGCTGGTACTGCCAGCAACGTCCGTGCCAGGATTGCTCCCTGATGTCAATGTTATGATGCTGTCACTGATCCTCGCGTCCACTGTATATTCCACGCCACTTATGGTCAGCACCCCGCTGGTCGCGGCCCACGACGGCCAGACAGCACCGCTCAACGTCACCATCCTCTCGTTTGCCCCGCCAGTGTGATCGTATGCAATCGTGCCGGTTGTTTGATGACCAAGTCCGGCTTCCTGCACTTCACGGCAGAACATCTGCTTGCCGTTCTCGATGTTGATTGCCTGCACCGAGATGCGGCCATCGTGAGCCAACTTGAACGTCCGCTCGGTAACCGAACCCGTCCAGGTGATACTGACAACCGTGCTGTTGTCCTTGTCGCCACGGGCGGTGGTCATCGAGAACACACCGTCTGCAAGACTGTAGGCTGTGCTGGCAGCAACGTCTGCGCCGGGGTTACTCGACGAATCCAAGGTCAGGATCGTAGTACTGATTCTGGCATCCACGGTGTATTCCACACCGAGAATGGTGATCACTCCGGTTGCCGCCCAGGCAGGCCACGTTCCCCCACCGCTCAATGTCACCTCAAGCTCATTGGCGGAACCAGTGTGGTCGTATTCAATCGTGCCGGTGGTGTACGCACCGAAATCAGTCCTCTCGAAAACAGCCACGTCCTGTGTCGCCAGATTGTCCGCAAACGTGATCGTCATCGGGGTGGTGGTATTCAAATCACCGCCAGCAACCGTAACATTGTCTGCGGTCAGGTGGCTCATCCCGATGATTGCATCCCTGACCTCGGTTGCGTCGTCGTCGTAATTGATCACGTTGGACTTCGTACTCGATGAGGCCGTGGCTCCGCTGTCGTTGTAGCAGGCCATCGTCAGCATGCCGTTCCCGGACATCATAATATTGATGAGTTGCCCGGTCTCGCCCGTACTCGGGTAGAAGTCCTTGAAGTCGTTGGTCGTCTGGTCCTCGGAAACCAGCCAGTAATCCACCGTGAGTCCCGCTCCGCTAATGGCATCCCTCAAGTTACCATCGGAAGTATTCACCCGGTAGATAGCCTCGCCAGTCACGCCGCTGAGGCTGCGGACCCAGACGTAGACGTAGTCACCGAAGACGGTCATGCCCACCACTTGACGGGTGGCCGACACCAACTGCACCAGCGGAGAGCCAGCATCAATCCAGTCCCACTGCTTGGTCCCGACACTGTTGTGCTTCCGCATGATTAGCTTGTGGCTAGTGTCCACGCAGGCAGTGTAGACGAAGCCGTCACGACCCCACTGTCCAAGGTTGTAGGTCTCGGTGACCACACCCAGGATCGACACAACCTCACCGGCATTGTCGATGATGGTGAAGGAGCCACCAACGTCCTCGCGGATCACCGAGTGGCCTCGACCACGAAGCGGCGTGAACTCAGAATACGCCATGTGGCTGATATTCTGGATCGACGTGTCGCTGGAGTGGGCTGTCGAGACGTACTTGCTCAGGCCGGGACGCTGGCCTCCCCTGGCCCTGCCGCTCGCCTTCGAGTTGCCACTGGACGGTTCAGTGGACTTCGCCGGAAACGAGCGGACGTTCTGCGCATCGACAGTCGTACCGTCTGGCTGGTCCTCGTAGCCATACGATTCGTTCAGTCCCTTTACTGGAAAGGGCAACTTTACGCTGCGCCTTTTGGGAGGCATCCATCACCCTTCCCTAAGTACCAGCCACTTCTTCATACACCAGACAGCCAGTAAGGTTCGTTCCGGCAACGGTCACATTCAGTGCCGCCCCGGCAGCCGTTTCAAACCAACCAGCCGGATTGAAGGGCAACACGAGCGTAGTCTGTGCAACAGAAGCAACTACGCCCATGACGGCGGTGCTGCCCTGCTTGAACTCGAATGTTGCTGAGGCATTAGCCGCCTGGGTCACTGCTAGAGCCAAGACACGGATCTTGCCGGTAGCCACGACCACTGCATCGACTGTTTCTGTAACAGCCGCGACTACTACTCTTGTACCACCCTGGGCCGCTGAAATAGACGCAAACTTCTGACCGCCACCGCCGAACACGGTGTTGCCGAGATCCGCCAAGGATGTCGTTACCGAAGAAACCATAGATCACCTCCTTCGATCAGATAGTGCCGACTTCATCGAAGTTTGAAGTCGTGCTGGTTCCCTCGTTGACGTAAAGAGCAGACCCGGCTGCACCATCGGTGTGAATAAAAAGGCAACCAACGGCGTACCCGGCTTTTCCCTCGTGGACCGAGAGATCTGTCCCAGCCACAATGATAGCTTCTCCGGTCGCTGTCTCAGCCACCACGCCCGACGCATCCTGCATCTTGTGTCTTTCAGACATTGATCTACTCCTTCTCGCTACTCGTTTTTGTAGGTGACTTGCCCACTATACAGAAATTGACGGTTCCGGTTGAAGACTGGAATTCCGTCAGAGTCATCGCCGTTGTAGCCAAGATGCTCGGCACGGTTGTCACGGCTGTCGAACATGACAGACGAGGCCAAGCACTCTTGGAAACGTGCCCACATCACACCCTTCTCGTCCTCCAGCCGACGTTCCGCTTCGGCTAGACACGAGTACAGGATTGTCTCGGAGTGATCACTGCCACCGTAAAGGTAGTCGCCGGTCACGTCGTCATGCCCGGTCGATGTTGGCTTGTTCGGTCGGACACGGTACTTGTACGTCACCGTCGCGGAGGACGTGATCTGCGGCCAGAAGAGTACCTCCTGCCGTGTACCCGTCGATGCGGTAAACGTCTTCGCACGGATCGCTGCGAATTGCGGGTCGCCGCTACCAGAGCGGCCCCTTTGACGTAACTCACGAATACGAGCCTCGCCTACCACCTTGGTGGTATACCATGCGTTGTCAGACTGAGCGAAAGTGAACGGTCCCAAGATCCTGCCGAAGTCGTCCGGTAAGTCGTAATCATCCTGATGAAGGTTGTACGCCGTGCTGGCATCAACGTCGGAACCGGAACTCGTGTCACCCAGAATCAACTGGCTATCGCTGGTCCTGGTGGCGACCGAGTAGTCCGTGCCGCTGATCTCGATCATCCCGCTCGCCGCCCACGTCGGCCATGTCCCGGCACTGAGCGTGACCACACCGTTCGTGGCGGCTATCGTCCCCGTGGTGTACGGGGCATTGATCGAGAGCGTGGTGACCGGCATCAGGAATGACCAGTCGTGAATCCGGCCACCTACCGGGGGCGGCTTGTAGAATTGACGCAGCCCGGAATAGACAATCCGGTCAACAAGCCCCTTGCGGTTGGCGTCCGATTCACCGGAATGGTTACCGTCACCGCCGTGTAGGTATTCGTAGACCGCGTCCCGCAAGTCCTCGAAAGACAGACTCAGGGTGGATTCAGCCATCAATCAACTCGCATTCCTTGCTGAAGACTTCCGGATTCAACAGAAGCTCTTCTTCGTCAATGACAACCTTGTAAAAACCCCGTGGGCCACGACCGACAAACGTGCCGACCGAACCGTTTCTACGGAACTCCCGACCCGCATCCTCCTTGGTCAAGGACCGAGACCCAGAGGATGGACCCGGTCGTGGCTCCACCGGAGCCTGGACACGGGGCATAGCCAAGATCAAAGCCGACAACATTGTTGACAACTCTGATGGACCGTGGATTCTCTCGCACATGGTCACAACTTGGTTGTAGAGGCTCACGGCAGCAGGGGGAAGTGGCCCACCGTTCATGATCTCCATGCGTTCTCGCGTCCGTTCATCCATCTACTTACTCTTCTTTGAGGAAGCCTTCTTGGAACCACCAGACAAAGTCAACACCGCTGGCAAGATCAGGCTCAATTTGCCACCGCACACTGCGATCACAGACTGAACAAGTTCGTGGTTCTTCTCGAAGGCGTCAGCCTTGTTACCGAGAAGTTCTTTCAATTCGTCATTCATGTTCGTATTCCTTTCGTGGTATCAACCGGGGGGGAGTCGTGAGGATTACTCCCCCCCGGTTTTAACCCGCGAGGACTCAGACCAGGTATCCGCAGGCACACCAGTGGATCTGCATCAAGGTTGTCCCTGCGGCGTTAAACGCCACAACGGGAACCATGCTGCTGTCGTAGTCGCCGGTGGGCAACTCGGTGGACCCCATAGCCAAGTTGGCTACTTCTGCATTGTCAACGTACCAGCGGATGCGTGAGCCATCGGAGTACAGGCCCAACTTGACGAACGTGTCGTCTGCCATCGTGGCAACAGCCGACATCGTCGCGCCCGACTTGATGGCGGTGCTGGAACCGCTCACCTGGTAGCTACTGGCATCTGCGGTAGCGTGCGCCTTGACGACACCGTAAACAGCAGCAGCCTCGGTCGCTTGGAAACCAACCAGTGCGCGGTTTCCAAAGAGTGTGCCACCATCAATCAAGATGTTGTTGGTGGTGTAGGCATCGAACGTGGTCGCGTTTGCCCCATTGAGGCTGACAATGCCAGCGAACAACGAGTTGGCAGATGCGTCAGCATCGGAGATCCGGCACTCGAATGCCCACGGTCGTCCCGCTGACATATCGAATACGATCTGCGGACCAACAACCAGATCCTCGCCATCGACGGGGGTCCAGTCGAGGACGGCCGTGCCATCGCCCAGTGACCGCTTGATGATGATATCGGCCTTGGCAGAGTCCAGATCCCGAATGTCACCACTCGATATGGCGGCATCGTTGTCCTGACCCGGTTCGTCAATAAAGCCTCTGTGAGCATCGCTGAAGTCCGCGATCCGGTACTCGCCGCCGACCATGCAGGATGCCTGCTTGACCGGGAATTGGCCCCAGACCTTGGGACTGAGAAGTTTGGCCGTGTGCTGGCCCGTGTACGGCATGTTGGAAGTCATGTCTCAATCTTTCTTGTTGGTGTTGCCAGTCCGGTAATGACCCCCCTGCCCTGCATGGCAACGATGGCAGGGCAGGGGGTGAACATTCTCAATCAACCGACTACTTACTCAGAACGAAGTTTCTCCGGCGATCAACGCAGAAGAAGTTGTAGGTGCAGTCGGTATACTGCGTGATGGTCCGGTGATGGAGCGGGTGAGGACTCACCTTGGTCTCCTTCATGTATTCACCGGAGAGGAAGCAAGGCTTGAACACCGACCAGTTGATCCCGTAGATCGGGTTGGTCGTGTCAACCGTGCCACTGTTGTTGTCGAAGAACGGAACCCAGACAACCGGAGTGCGGCGGAAGACGGTATTACCATCTTTGCTAGCCACGTCGTTGCCCAGATTGTCGTTCTGGCTCTCAAGCAATTCTTCCAGAGTGCCCAACACCGTGTAGTCGGTGTAGAAGCCGTAGCTGGATTTCATGTTTGAGAAGGGGCCATCGACGGGAGGACGGAATTCCGTCTTCGTCGCAGCCTCACGCCATTTGCGTACCAAATCTGCCTTCGAGATGTTGGTGTAGTTCGCGGACCAATTCTTCCACCTGGGGTAGGTGGTCGAACTAATGCCGCCAACGTCGGAGAACCCGGAGGGGTGACCGCCGTTGAAGCCGGTCGAAGCGTTGTAGACGATCCAGTAGGGAACGCCGTAAGGCTTCAGCGTGTCGGACGAACTCGAAGGTGCGCCCCAGAAGTTGCTCTCCATCAACTCCGCGAGGTCAGTCATCGCATCGACGCGACTGCTCTGGAGAAGATTGACGAGACGAGAGGGTGAACGGTTCATCGAAATGATCCGCTCTTCCAAGGCCCAGTGGGTCTCGGTGTGACGCCACGGAATGTTGCCCGTGGTCTGCGTGTCAGCAGTTGTCGGGTTATCCACCTCGTTCAACTTCACGTTCCTAGCAGCGTTGTTGCTCAGGACTCTGACGTTAAATTGGTGTCCGTAACCGCTTCCGAACTCGACCTTCTTCTTCTTGAGGATCTGCGGCATGGCGATATGCTGCTGGTTATCAACAACAATATCGGCCCATGTCGTCGTTTCAAGATGACGCAGGGTGGTGGTTACTAGATCAGCGTAATCATCGCCTTGATAGGCCATGGATTACTCCTTCCTTATTGTTACCCGAACGCATCGTGGGCATTTGTTCCATGCTCCCGATGCCATTCGGCTGCGGCACGAATTGCGGCTTCCGTCCCCGAACCGGGGGATTCCTCCTGCTGCGTGGGTCGGGCCGAAGCCTGACTGGCAACATCTCGGGTTTGTTCGGAAGCCTCCTTCAATGCCTTGTCTTTGAAATTGTCAGCAAACAAAGCGTTCGCAGCGTGTTTGGCTAACTCCGGAATACTTGGAGCCTCCAAACCTTGCTGCATGTAACCGGCTCCCGCGCGAGCAAATTCATTCGCCACGGCTATCCGGTTCTTGGCCTGATCGCCTGAAAGTGAATCCAGGGAACCACGACCGAAAAGATCTTCGTCCATTCCATCCAATGTGGATTCCAATGAACGGCCAATCGCTTCTGCCTGGAGGCGTTCGTTCTGCTGTTGCATTGCACCGCTCTGCTGGTGCATTGCACCCAGCATCGACTCCATCTGCATCATGCGATAATTCATGTGATTGTTCATCCCGACAATTCCTTCATCGAAATCATCAGGGTTCTGGAATTGGAAATTGCCAACAGGACCGGGCTGCTGCTGCTGATATTGCTGCTGCTGGTACTGCTGCTGTTGCTGTTGCTGTTGGTAGTGCTGCTGTTGTGCGTTGTGCTGCATCGCGCCCAGCATCCGGTCGAAGTTCTCGGGAGTACCGAAAGCATCCACCTGTTCCGGGCTGAATCCCAATTTGGAGCCTGTTGCGTACTGGTCAGTGCGAAATCCTGTCTCATCCTCCACTTTCGCTTCCGGTTCCGGATCCGGGGGCGACATGTCAATTACAGGCTCTTCCTCGAGGATCTCAGAGGGAGTCTCCTTGACGACTTCCTCGACAACGTCCTCGACAACGTCCTGCTGGACTTCCTCTTCAACAGCTACTTGTTCTTCTGGCATTACTTCCCTTTTTTCTTTTTTCTAACCCTGTTGCCCATCGTCTTCGCGTACTTCTTGGCAGCAGCCTTCCCTTTAGCCGTATATGCGAAATGCTTCTTCCCAACCCTTGGCATTACGAATTCGAGTCCTTGTTGTGAAGGCCAATTGTCTTCAAATAAGCCTTTTGTTGACGGTGACTAGTGAATCTTGGCCGACCATGCCCATCGAAATCAATAGCAAAGCCGTGTTTCCTCGCGTGTTCATTAGCCGCTTGCTGGTCTTTTGGGTGAACAGCAGCCGCTTCTGACACGATTACTTTACTCGTGGAATAGGGTTGCCTGATGTTACCGGCCCCCTTGGAGTCCTTCACGAATTCCTTTTGAGTGACTTCTGAACCGTTGATCTTGTAGATGACTGTCATTGACACGGTTATCTGGGGGGAAATAGGCCCGGCTGGGATCGATCCATTGCTGTGCCCGGCTCGTACATTCCCGGTGTTGGTGGTCGCGGGGGATACGGACGCCCCGGTCGTGGACGCGGAGTGCCAGGACGCAATTTTGGGGGGATCCCGAAAACGGGAGGAATCGGGCGTTGGTAGGTTGGTGGCTGCGGCTGCGGCGGCGGGGGCGTGGGAGCAGGACCACCGGAGTACGGGGGTATCCCGAGCCAGTCACCCGGCCTACCTATCCAGGGCATGCTGGGGATATTTCCAACAAAATTGTCCCAATTTTCCCCCACTCTACCCCATTCCGCGTCCCTCATTAACTCGTCGGCTAAGTCCCCACGAGGAGTGCCAATATCCGAACGTCCCAATTCACCAATAGGAATTTGGGGAATATTAGGGTCGTAACCAGGAGGAGGCGGTCCCGCTCCGGGGAAACCTTGTCCGGGGTATGGGAAGTTTCCGATTGGACGGTCGCCATAGGCGGTTTGCAAATCAAGCAAGTCCGGTACTTTCCCAAAATCTGGCGCGCCAGGAATGCCCATAAATGGTACGTCTGGTTGTGCTAACCTATTGCCCCTCAACAATGCGTCCAATGCTTCAGCTAATGGGCCACGAGTCGGTTGTTGTCCGGGCAGAGGACGCGAAGGGTACTGTCCGGGGGGGGGTGGAGTAGCAGGAGGCTGTGGGCCTGTCGGACTGGTTGGCGGGAAAAAGGGCGGCAGGGGCGGCAATCTGTCTACTACGGCACTACCAATAAAGGAACCTAATGGATCATGAGGAATAAGAGGAATACGGGGTGGAGGCATTGTTCTTGTCCCTAATCTAGGCGGCGCAGATCGCTTGAAGAAATAGGCGGTTTGAGGTCGGGGTGGCAGTAGGGATTATCAGCGTGGTCCGTAACCTCGCGGATCACCGAGTGGCCCGTAACCAAACCCCGTTTCCCAGACGGGTCTCCCACTCGTGGGTTCGGGATGGGGAGTGGCACGCGGAGGAATGTTTATCGGCGGTGTAGCAGGGTAGGAAGGCGGCAAGTTTCCTGGCGGATACTGAAGTGTCGGCCAGCCGGAAAGATCGGGACGAGGGAGCGGCGTTGACATTCCGGGGGGCGGATAAAATGGCCTCTCGTAGCCGGGCATTCCCGGTGCGCCCGGACTCACGTTGCCCGGACCAATCGGAAAGTCTGGGTTGTATCCTCCCGGCGTATTGGTCGGGGGTGGCTGGGGCGAGTAGGGCGGGTTCATGCCGGGGTATGGGTTGGGCAATGGGACCGCCACGGGAGTCGCTGTTAGTGGCGGTGGCGGAATGTGTCCACTGGCTACGGCTGCGTCTTCAAAAATGCCCTGACCCAAATCAGTGTCGCCTACGCCCCTCCAAAATTCAGTGCCAAAGTCACCAAGTGCGTTGCCAATCGTAGCACCAGGGTTCGAGCCGTAAATTCTGTCTATTTCGTCGGGGTCAATCGTGCCTGCTGCGCCCGCTACTGGTGGATATATCCCCCCCAGTCCGGGGTAGTTACCGGCAGCATCAAGCAAATGTCCACCCTGCTGGATACCGTGCTGAAGATTCAAATATGCGTCCCAATACCTCGGATCCGTCGGCGGGTCATACGGACCAGTGGGAACGGCGGGCAGACCCGGAACCGGCTGCATTGCACGGTCAAAATCGGTACGATAGTCGCGGACTTCCTGTAATCTTTTCGAAGACTGTCCTGCCAGCCTCGGTGGGACCGGGGGAAGAGAAGGAGGGAATGGATATGGAGGGGCCATGTTATGTTCCTTTACCTGAGCATTTCGCTGAAGCCTAGAAAAGTCCCTGGATCATATTGAGCATACTGGACCGATCCATCTGCTGTGGCTGCGCCTGCGCCTGCGCCTGTTGCTGCATCCACGGTATGAGTCCACCAGCAGCAGACCGCTGCTGCATCTGCTGCATCTGCTGCATCTGCTGCGCCTGTTGCCGCTGCGAGCCAAGAGGATCAAACCCTGATATTCCCGACGACAGGCCTCCCTGCTGCATCTGCTGATTCTGTTGCCGCTGCTGTTCGATGCCCTGCTGCCTCTGCTGCTCCGCCTGTTGCCGCTGCTGCTGCATCTGCTGCTGCTGCTGCATCTGCCGGTTAGCGGCTGACGCCTGAATGCTTTCAGATGACGGTGCTTCATACGGGGAGTAACTGGGAGAACCCCAACTGCCCAGGCCAAGATTCTGACCAGAACCTCCTCCCCACATTGACCCCAACCCGAAATTGCTGAAGTTGTTCCAGGGAGACTGACCGGAGTACTGCTGCTGGTTCTGCTGCTGCTGGGTCTCCATGTTCCCGTACAGGCTCGAGAAGTCCATGCCGCCAAGCATGTTACTGAGAAAAGCCATATCAGGCTCCTGTCATCTGTGGTTCGGACCCAGACATCATCTGCTGGATCATCTCCTGCTCGCTCCGGCCCGGTGTCGCCTCACCAGCCCGGCTGATTCGCTCGGTCTGACGTGACGTGACCGGACTCTGCCTCGGGTCATCGGGAGCCGGAGCCTGTTCAGCAGCAGTCGTCACGATGTCATTCAACTCGGGAAGGTTGCTGTACTTGGCATAGATGCCCAGCAAAGCCTCCATGTCAATCCCCATCCCCTGCTGCTGCATCAGCGGGAGACTCGGAATGATCACGCTCTGGACGATCTGGTTGATGCTCTGCAACCGTTGACCCGGTGACAAATACTGCATCGAGTGCGGCTCGATCTCCAACTCATGCTCATAAAACGAGTGAGTCTGACGCTCGGCGGGAGTCAACTCGCTCTGAACCGTGGGCACGTCCGGAAAATCCAACTCCATGTTGTAGGTCTGCATGGGGTCGATCCACAGCCAGTACCCGTAGTCACTGATGATGTCACGAGTAAAACGCATCACCTGATCCTGCATCCCGGCAATACGCTGGTTGGCACTCGCCTGCATCATGCGGTCCTGGCCGACCGTCTCGCTGCTCGCTCCCAATCCGCCAAGACTCTCAAGGTTCCCCGCCAACCAGGAGAACAACTGCTTGCTCTGCAACATGAACGCGAAGTTACGCTGGTCAATACCACCAAATTGCTTTTCAACAACCGAGTCGGGATTATCAACCGCCACCACCTCGCCATCACTCGCCTTGCGAATCCGCTCGGCATCACCCGTATCCATGCCTCGAGTCAGACCAACCACCTTCGCTCGCTGTGACTGACGCTCCAACTTCCTGTACAAGCCATTGACGATGTTGTGCAATCCGGTCCAGAGCATTGCCGGAGCCAGCGGCATCGAGTTACCCGGAACCTCGGAGAACCACAACAGGTGGAACGGGCCAAGATGCCTGTCCGGTCCATTCCACTCGACCACCCGCAGTGGCAACTCGCCCTCGTTGGGTCCGAGAGTGACCAGCAACTTCTCTCTCGGGAGCCAGATCTCCCACAACTCCACCTTCTCGTCATACTCCGTGTCGTAGCCGCCGAAGCCGCTCGCAAGGGTATGCACCCGCTGGTCACCGCTCTCGTTGTAGTTCAAGTCTTCGGCAGGCTGTAGCTTGTCGCGAACACTCTTCTTGAAGCCGGGGAACGCCTTGGCATCCTCCAGGCTCATCCGATACCTGTGACCACAATAGGTGATCTCGTCCTGGCCCCGTGCCGTCATGTCATGCACCCAATCATCCAGCAGGATGTCAGTGCAGTAGGGCTTGGTGACCGAGAAGTCGTAACCGCCCTGCTCGACAGTGCCCTTGTCCTCAATCCCAACCTTGCAGATGCCCATCGAGAACAAGCCGTTCTTCACGCATCGCTGCAAGACCCGGTGGACGTTGTAGTCCTTCAACGAGTCGTTGATCACCTGCTCGAACTCGAGGCCATACGGCTTGACTTGCTCGTTGCGAGTCAGCACCAGTACCTGCGGAGGCCGAGCAACGAGTTGACGCTCGTAAATGTTCGCTGCCAATTCCATCAGATTGACATGAACAGGCTTCTGGCTCCCGTCATCCGAGTAGTACGAACCGACGTACTGCTCAAGAGCCTGACGATGACGGGTCCGGAATGGCTCCAACTTCTTTCGGGAAGCATGCATTGCCGACCGGAGTCGGGTCACGTCCGTGTGTTTTTTTGGATTCAATGCCACTCGTCGGAAACCTCGAGTTCCCGTTGATGCCGACGCCACGCAAGAGACATTACCGGAATAACAATTTCCGGTTCCTTTGTCTCTTCCTTACGTTCGCGAAGTATCTTCGCACAGAGTGCATCTGCAATGACACGGTCACCGTGCCCAGTGCCCCTGTTTGTCGGATCAGGTGATCTGGTTGAACCCCCATGCTCTATTCTGCCGCTTGAAAGATAAACGTATTCGCCAGCCTCTTCAAGTGCCTTTCTGCTGGGATTGATAAAAGCACGACTGAACAACGCCTCACGATACGTCGCCAACAAGTCCTTTTTCCCGTCACTTGTCGAGTACCAGCCCGGTCTGTCCGACACTTTCCTCGACAATCTCTGGTCCTGGGTCTGGTAATAAATGTTCCCGTAATGCAATTCCTCAACCACCGTCTTGCCGAAAGTCCGGCCCGGACCCGTTGCCTCCCAGATCAAATACGCAGCCCGGTCACCGGGTCCACGGAACATCCGACACAAGGCCACGGCGATCTCTGCCAACTTCACAGTACTCGTTTCATTGTCCGCCCACTCGGCCACCTTCTCACCACTGAGCCGGTCACCGACCGTCAACACCGAATCACTCGCCCTCGTTCCCTGGGAGATATCACAACCGATGACGTAGTCCCTGTCCATCGGTGGCGAACCCTCCTCGTCCAACGCACACCAGATCTTCAGGAACCCTTCACCGGCATCCTCGAAGCGTCCCTCGTTACCCGGCTCGATATGCAACGTGCCCTGATAAATCGGTGGGCAACAGAACTCCTGCATCAGTGACCGGAGCGTGTCAGGATCGAAGTACGGGTAATCACTTCCCTGGTAATCGATATCCAACTGGGTGGCGATCTCCACCGCATGTGCCCGGCGGGTACACTCCCGGTCGTACCACGGACTCCGCTGCTTCCCCTCCTCGTTCTCGTAGAGACCAGCCGACTTCTCTGGATGCTGGCTCCAGTGAAAACGCAACCGCGATGTGCCCGCCTGCCTTTGAGCATAGAACGCATTGCCGGTCCCGGCGGGTGTGCTGTTGAACAGGCGGGTATTCGTCGTATCCGCCGTGGCACTCAGAACGTCCCAGCCACCCTGCTCGAAAGCCGCGAACTCGTCAATCAGCATCGCCGTCCGTCTGCCACCACGCCCGATATTGTCCGTCGTACTCTCGCCCTCGATCCTCGAGCCGTTCTCGAGATTGATCAACTTCAACTTGTTCCTGCGAAACTTCGGCCTCATCCACTCGGGCAATCCCTTGAGAATGAAGTCCACATGAGCGAACAGAGAATCGCTGGACCCGTCCACCAATGCCTCCTTCCGAGAGACCATCAGGTAACTCTCGAGGGGCCGGAACAGCCAACGCCATGTGAACAGCGTCAGGCAAATCCAACTTGCACCCATGTCCCGTGACTTCTCGATCAGGACATCCGTGTTCCCAACCGCCTCATCGAGAGCCATGAACGCCTCGTCCTGAAACTCCCATGTCACGAACGGGATCTTGGGAGTCATCCCATCGGAGATCTTCCGTGGGTCATACGTCCAGGCGAAAGCGTTCACCCAGTAGAGAATGTCCCTGCTGGATGCAATCCACAACTCACGCTGAAGATCCCTGTCAGAACCGGCTCTTGTCAGCAACTCCTGCCGATACCGCAAGTTCTCCTTCAGATCCTTCGGAACCTTGCTGTACAACGGCAGACTGGATGGACTCGAGCATTTCCGCGATTTCAGCAGTTGAGCGGCGGGCATCCTCTCTGAATCCTTCCATCACCAAGTCCCTGTCCTCGGACTTGGAGGCCATCTCCAACCACCGAGAATAGAAAGTCCTTGGATCACTCCTGGCAAATTCCAATAATCCCCATGCCCCGGAACTCGGAGCATCCTCGGGATTCACGTCAGCAACCGCGATGTTCTCGTAAACCCACTGAAACTCTGCCCTCAAACTAGCAGACTTTCCCTGAAATTGCTCCTTCTTTGCTCGGGTGTCATCCCTCGTCTTCAACGGAGACACGGGCGTTGGACCCTTCGCAGCACCGCCAAAACCGAATTCGCTCGCCGCAGAATTCCAAGCCTCCTTCTTCGTAACACCCGAAGACTCGATCGCCTCACGACGGTCCTTGAACTCCTGCATCAGACCCTCGGACTTCAGGTGTGCCCAGAACTCATCCTTCGTCAGCATCAGACAACCTCCCGTTCCATGCACCAACCGCCCTCGTCTCGTCCGTGTACCACACCGTGTGACAACGGGTGCGACCGCCCAGGCATGCCAACTGGTAATGCATCACCTCGCTACCATCCAACTTCTCACTCACCTGCTCACGCATCTCCGGCTGCTTACCACAAAACGGACACGGCAGCAATTCCCACTCACTTGTCATCATTCCAACTCCTGAAACTATCAAGTTTATCGAAGACAAGCCTCACGTCTTTGCTGTCCTCTTCCGTACCAAACACACCGCTCACGCAGCCATAAATCGCGGTTGCAATATTCAAAGGATGACGGGTCCAATCCCCGCTAGCGTACTCCTCAGAATGAGTTCGCTTCTCACCCTCCGAAAACACCTCAAGCGTCACCTTCACATAACCGTTTGCATCCATCACTGCTCCCTTTCAATTTCATCACAAGCTACTTCCCAAGCCTCTATCGCCATCTGTGTCGTGTCGCCCAGGGCCGTGATCAGGCACTTTGGGCAGTTGACCGCACCAAGGTAATAACCCGTCTCGGGTTCATGGATCCGCTCCAGTATGTTCGGGATCCCCCCGCAATTCGGGCACAGCCTCGGCTTCCGTGCCATACCTTCGCTCCAATTGCTCAATTTTCGCCGCAAGGTGAATCACACGCAACTTCAATTCGATCACCTGATTGTACGAATCTTCAATGCTTTCCATTACCCCAACCTCAACCAACGCAATAAACGAGCCAAAACACGACGCAGACAGCTACGCATCACCCACCCTCTTCAATAGACGCAGGATCTCCCGGTCCCTTGAAATTGTCCCACCCAAAAGTCGGCTGTTCTCGTTCATCAACCGCTGGCACTCCACCAGCAGCCACAGAAACTTGTCAAAGTCGGCGGGATTAACAAACGAATCCTCGCTCATGGTACAGGCGATCACCTCAATCTTGTCAGGCATCAGCAAACCCCTTTCATTGAAGGTGACCAGCCGCCCTGCGTGTCCATGATGTCCTCCATCATCTCGCCAGTCCGAGAACTCCCGTTCCTCGGGACCGACTCCAAATAACCCTCCGACTTCATCTCCTCACGACTCGCCTTCAAGTGGCCCTTGCAGAAACGCCAGCCACCATGACGCTTCTCCTCACATTCCAACCACTCGCATTCCTCGCAACAACGCTCCAATTCGTCATTCCGGTCAGTCAACTTCCACATGGCCTCCCGCAACCGCTCATATGCCGCATCCTGATCCATATACTTCTGGTCATAACCGTCAACCACACCCTGCAACGTCTTCAAACGACCGTTCAACCACTCGATCTCGTAAGCCTGATGAGCGTCCCGGTTGTCAATTTCATGACGCTCCATCGTCAAAACACTCAATTCACTCATCAGCCAAGCAACATCCTCCTCCAAGTCCAACCACTTCCCGCCTTCAACCCACACCCGGAATCGATCCGCAATCTCATGCCAGTGATGAGCCATGTCACTCCCCCTGGTAGAACTCGGACTCCGGAGCAGGCTCGCCTGTCCAGATATCCAACCCCGCTGCCCAACGATCACGCATCAAGTCGATCTTCGCGTCAACCCACTCCATTTCCTCACGACGCTGGGTCTCACCACCAAACTCGAAACCCTCTCGCCGCCTGTCACGCATCGGCTCCATAACATCATCGTCCATGACACACCCAGTCTAATCCCTCATCACCAACCCTCAAGACCTTTCAGACCTTTCTACCAAAGATTCACCAAAGTATTCCACTTGGCTCTGTACGGGTTCGGTACGCACCCACCCCGTCCGAAGACAGGGAAGGCGGTGTCTTGGCTCCGCACTGGGACGGCAAACACCCTACGGTTGTGACTCTTTTACGTCGTTCAACCGAATGGCCCCGACACGACGCTCAACCCCTGAAACCCAGCCCGGACGTGGTCGCACGACTGGCGGTTGAGAACAGCACCCCCTTATCCACGGCGGGGTAAACCACTGACATGCACCGCAGTGCGACGGGACTGTGTCAGACAGCCACTCTTCGTGCCTTCGTGCAGGTACTTCTACACGACAAGAATACAGGTGTCAACCAAAAAACCCCGGCCCTCTACGCTTCAGGCACGAAGAGGAGGACCAGGGTTCTGGTGCGGCGGGGAAGCCACAAACAAAGTCTACACCACCACCAAACACAAACGCAAGCAACTTCCTCAAAGAAATGACACAGAGGACAACAGAGGAGCCGTGCAGTCACCGTGCGGTCCCGTGCAGTCGCCGTGAGGACTCGTGCAGTCACCGTGCAGTCGCCGTGCAGTCGCCGTGCAGTCGCCGTGCAGTCAGGAATGTAGGGAATACAGCGAAAAGGATACTCCGGATGGGGGTGCGGTGTGCGGGGGTTATCATGGGACTCCTAGTCACCGGGGGGCGGGGTCGCGGATCGAATCCCCCCCCATTCACCAGAACGCATCAATTGATTCCGATGCATCAATTCCGGCTGATATCAGCCTATTCCGATGCGTTGTAGCCCCAAACGCATCAATTGCGGCTTATGCGTTGTGGCTCACGTGAGCGAAGGCGATCGGCTTGCGTCCACCTGATTCACTTATCCCACACCACAACGCATAAGCCGCTATTGATATCAACACATATCAACCAAGATTTATGCAAGATTCTATCCCTTGCCACATAACGGTTTACGTCAATACGTATCAAAGCAATACAATGCCAATATGGCATAAATAGCCGTTTTCGGGCGTAGTGTTTTGGGTGCAATTATCGTCAAACCCTTGTCGTTGTTGGGTTTACGTCAATTGTTGGCCTATTTCATCAATCATGCAATGGTAGAGGGTCGAATAAACCGTTACTCCCCTCTATTC